GGACTCCACGCTGATCAACCAGGCCTCCACGGGTCTGGCGGCGCTGGCGGCGGCGGTCACCTACACCGACGCCTCCCCGACGGGCCCGGAGCTGTACCCGAAGCTGCTCGGCGGGGTCGCCGGCTGTGAGGCGGCGCTGCTGGGCATGGGCTACGCGACGCACGCGACGATGCATTCGGGGCGGTGGAACTGGATCCAGTCGCAGATGACCTCGACGTGGCCGATGATCGCGCAGCCGTCGATCCCCGCGCTCGGGCAGGTCGCCGGGGTGAACAACGGCGGCGGGTACGGCTCGGGGGTCCGCGGGATCCTGCCGAACGGGCTGCTGGTCGTGGTCGACAACAACGTGGCGACGAACACCGGTGTGGGCAGCAACCAGGACGAGATCTACGTGACGCCCAAGAGCGAGTGCCACCTGTGGGAGGACCCGAACGCGCCGATGCTGATCCGCGCGGAGCAGCCGAAGGCGGCGAACCTGGGGCTGCTGCTGGTGGTCTACGAGTACGTCGCGTACACCTTCGCCCGGTACGCGAACGCGATGCAGAAGATCGCCGGGACAGGTCTCACGGCGCCGGTCTTCTAGTCCGTCAGCTAGTCCCCCCGGTCGCCGGTCCCGCATGGCCGGCGGCCGGGCTCCATCCCCCACCTGCGAGCGCCCTTGGAGGCTGCAGTGACCGACCCGAACCTCGCCACGTCCCCGCCGGCCGGTGAGCCGCTGCCGGTGGACCCGCCCGCGCCGACCGACCCTGCGGCGGGCGACGCGGCGCCGGCCGACCCGCCCGCGGCGCCGGTGCCGGTGCCCGACTCGCCGCCGCCCGGCCCGTCGCCGGTACCGCCGCTGTCCCCGGACCAGGTGGCCTCCGCGACCAAGCACGCCGCCGCGCACGGCCTGTCGGTGACGACGACGGACACGGTGGTGACCACGGAGACGGTCACGGTGGACGTGGAGGAGACCGGCGACGACGGGACGGAGGCCACCTCGTGATGACCCCGGTCCCGCCGCCCCCGTCGGGCACGACCGCGGGCCCGACGGCGGAGCAGCGCCGCGCCCAGCACATCGCCGCGCTGCGCCGCGAACGCGCCGGCTACGAGCAGCGCCAGCTACCCGAGCGTGTCGCCCAGGTCGACGCGCAGCTCGCGCACCTGGGCTACGACGGCCCGGTGGACGGCCCGGACCCGGCCGGTGGGCCGCGGGCACGGCGCACCCGGCCGGCGGAGACCGCCGGTGCCGGCGGCTGACCCGTACGCCACCCTGGCGGAGCTGAAGGCGGACCTGGGGATCACCGATGTCGCCCGCGACGCCAGGCTGACCAGCCTGCTCGCCCGGGTGTCGGCGGCGGTCGACGCCTACTGCGGGCGCGTCGGTGCGACCTCCCCGGGCGCGTACGGGTTCGGCCGGGACGCCGATGCGGTGGCGCGGGTGTTCAATCCGACGCGGCGGGTGTCGCGGCGCCTGGACGGGGAGCTGCTGCTCCTCGACGACGTCGCTGACGCGGGCACGATGACGGTGGAGACGGGTACGGCGTTCCCCGGGCCGGGGGGGTCGTGGTCGCCGCTGGACACCGCGCTGTTCGACGTCTGGCCGGAGAACGCGGCGGCCCTCGGTCTGCCGGTGACGGGGCTGCTGGCCCCGTACGGGTGGGTGCTGGGCGTGTCCAGCCGGGTGCGGGTGACCGCGAAGTGGGGGTGGCCGGCGGTGCCGGGCCCGGTCGCGGAGGCGACCCTGCGGTGGGCGGCGCGGCTGTTCACCCGCTCGTCCTCCCCGGAGGGCGTGCTGGGCTCCGCGGAGTGGGGGACGGTGCGCGTGGCCCGGGTCGACCCGGACGTGGCCGCGCAGCTCGGCCCATACATGAGGACCTGAGGCCGTGGACCTGACCGCGCTGCGCGTCGCGCTGACAGCCGCCCTGCAGACCCTGTCCAGCGACACCTACCCGTTGACCTGCCTGCCGTTCGTGCCGGCGAAGCCGACCCCGCCGGCGGCGTTCGTGGCGCCGACGCGGGCCACCTTCGACAAGGCGTTCCGGCGCGGCCTCGACGAGTGGTTGTTCACCGTCACCCTGGTGGTCGCCCGCGGGGACGACGAGGCCTCCCAGACGCTGCTGGACGCCTACCTGGCCGGGTCCGGTGCCCTGTCGGTGAAGGCCGCCATCGAGGTGCACCACCCGCCGGCGGTCGTGCTCGGCGGGGCGTGCGACGACGTGCACGTGACCGCCGTCGAGGCCTACCGGTGGTTCCAGTTCGCCGAGGTGCAGTACCTCGGGGCGCAGTGGGCGGTCCGCGTGATCGGGTCCGGGACCTGAGGGAGGAAGCGAGCATGGACGAACCCCAGACATCTGGGCCGCAGCCGGCGGCGCAGGCAGCAGTGTCGGCGGTGGCGCCGCTGGTACCGGGCCCGGTGTGGGAGGCGGTGGTGGGCATGGTCAGCGGCGCCGGGATGGACCCCGACGCGCAGCGGGCCGCCCTGGTGCATGTGGCCGGGCTGGCGGTGCGGCTGGGCCTGTCGGTGACGCTGCCGCTGCCCGACCCGGGCGTGGGGGGCTGAGCCATGTCGAAGCTGGTCCTCACCAACGTCAGGCTGTTCGCGAACGCCGCGGACCTCACCGCCGCCTCGAACAAGGCCGAGCTGCAGGCTTCGGTGGAGGCCAAAGAGGTCACGAACTACGCCTCGGCGGGGTGGAAGGAGTACCTGGGCGGGCTGGGGTCGGGTGCGGTGGACGCGGAGGGGCAGTGGGAGGCCTTCGACGCGTCGAAGGTCGATGACTCCCGGTGGGCGGACCTGGGCGGGGTGGGGCCCTGGTCGATCTGCCCGGCCGGGGCGGCGGTCACCGCCCCGGCGTACCTGACGAAGGCCCTGGAGACCTCCTACGCGCTGCTCGGGCAGGTCGGGGACGTGGCGCCGTGGAAGGCCGCGGCTTCCAGCGCGTGGCCGCTCGCGCAGGGGCAGGTCGCCAACGCCCCCGGCTCGGCGCTGACCGTGACCGGGGTCGGGACCGCGATCCAGCTCGGCGCGGTGCCCGCCGGCAAGCAGCTCTACTCGAACCTGCACGTGCTGTCGGTGGCCGGGACCGCGGCACCGACGATCACGGCGCGGATCGAGTCGGACAACGCGGTCGGGTTCCCCTCGCCGGCGACCCAGATCACCTTCGCCGCGGCGACCGCAGCCGGCGGGCAGGCGCTGCGGGCCGCGGGGGCGATCACCGATGACTGGTTCCGTGCGGCGTGGACGATCTCCGGCACGAACCCGTCGTTCCTGGCCCTGATCGCCTTCGGGATCCACTAGCTAGCTCCCGCTGAACACCGCTCACATCGACTACCCCGAAGGGGAATTCCGCGATGGCCAAGATGGTGCTGCTGGCTGAATTCGTCAGCCTGAATGCGGTCGACCTGTCCGCCTACACGACGAAGGCGGAGATCGTGATCAACGTCGAGGCCAAGGAGGTGACCACGTACGGGTCCGCCGGCTGGAAGGAGTACCTCGGCGGGCTGAAGGCCGGCACGGTGAACATCGAGTTCCAGCAGGACTTCGGCGTCGGGCTGCTCGACCAGCTGATGTTCGCCCAGCTCGGCAACGTGGTCGCCTTCGACCTGCGGGCCTCCAACGCGGCCAGGTCGACGTCGAACCCCTCCTACACGGGCAACCTGCTGGTGCAGGCGTGGAACCCGATCACGGGCGGGGTCGGGGACGACGCGACGGTGACGGTGTCCTACCCGACCTCGGCCGCGGTGACTCGGCTGACCGCCTGATGGGCGGGCGCCCCGCCGTGGAGCTGTCCGTCGATCAGGCCGCGCTGCGCCGCGTCGCGCTCGAGCTGCGGTCGATGGCCGACGGGAAGGCCCTCGGCGCCGCGCTGCGCAAGGAATTGCGGGCGGCGGCGGCCCCGGCGGTGGTGGACCTGCGCGCCGCGGTCCTGGCCGCGCCCGGGCGGGCGAGCGCGACCCCGGCGCTGCGGACCGCGGTCGCAGCCAAGATCGGGGTGGCGGTGCGCACGGTCGGGCGGGACCCGTCGGTGGCGATCCGGGCCCGGAAGACCCCGGGGGCGCGCGGGTTCCGCTCGGCGGCGAAGGCCCTGAACGCCCCCTCGTTCCGGCACCCGGTGTTCGGGCGCACGGTCTGGGTGGTGCAGGTCGGGGCGCCGCGGTGGTGGGACGCCACGGTCGAGGCGCACCGGTGGGCGTTCCACGCCGCCGCGGTGAAGGCGATCGAGCACTGGGCGGCGGAGGCCGCGGCCCGGATGAGGAGCAGCTGATGTGGGTGACGTTCACCCCCGAAGGCGGGGACAAGCGCGACTGGCACTTCGTCGCCGATGACGTGTGGGAGGACGACGCCGAGGCGATCGAGAAGGCCGCCGGCGTCGCCTGGGATCAGTGGCGCAACGAGCTGCGCCGCGGCGCGAGCAGGGCCAGGCGGTCGCTGCTGTGGCACCTGCTGCGCCAGGACCACCCGGGGCTGCGGTTCGAGGACCTGCAGCGCTACCGCAAGGGTGAGCTGGTCGTGGAGTTCGACGTCGCCGAGCTGCAGGTGATGCGGCAGAACTTCCTGGACTCGCCGCGGCTGACCGAGGACGAGCGCCACGACCTGGTCGCCGACGTCGACAAGGAGATCGCGAAGGCGCGGGAGAAGTTCGGGGAGCCGGGAAAAGCTCCCTCGCCCGGCGTCGCGCCGCCTACCAGTGGGTGATCGCGGAGACGTTGGGGATCCGGCCGTGGGAGCTGGCGCGGCTGAGCGTGGGTGAGTTCGAGTCGGCGTGCGCCTACATGGACGCGCGGTTGAAGGCCGACGAGTGAAGGGGGGCCGGTCATGACGGACACCGCCCTTCTTCTGAACATCCTCGCCCACGACAAGACCGGGCCCGGCGTCCACTCCGCGGAGTCGGGGTTCGACAAGCTCGGGGAGAAGATCAAGCACGTCGCGGAGATCGCCGGGATCGCGTTCGGTGTCGACAAGGTCGTGGAGTTCGGCAAGTCGGCGATCGAGGCGGCGGAGGCGGCGGAGAAGGCGAACAAGCTGACCGAGGCCGCGATCCGCTCCACCGGCGGCACGGCAGGGCTGAC